CCGGGGTTGGCAGCGCCAACGTCGGTGCCTACGTGGTACCTGGGGCAACTTCAAGTACGGTCACGGCTCAGAAACTCAGCGACGCCGGCAAACTCGGAGCCATTCCGGGCACCATCACGGCCCCGGCGACCGTCGCTGCCACGGCTATCGTGGCCACTAGCGACTTGCAAGATTTTGCCCCGATTACGGCCAGCCTTACCGCCGGGAACCCAATCGACGGCTACGGCAAGTCCCTGGAAATCAGCGAATTGACGACCGGCACGGACCTGCTCAGCAGAACCCTTTATGCACTCTCTCCGATGGTAGTCTCCTGGGTCAGTAAGGCCAGCGGGGCTCAGAATCTGGTCAGTGCCAGCGAATACCGGGCAACTCTTTCAGACAGCCGACAGGTTGATAGCGTCCTTGAATCTCTGACGGTGGGAGGCGAGGTCGCCCTCAAGCTTAGTTATCAGGGAACCACGGCTACGGCTACCATCACCGCGACGACCTTCAGCACCTCCGTGACTGGGGGCTCGGGCGGAAACCTGAGCCTGAATCTCAAAGACTTTCCGACCATCAACGACTTGGCTGTGTTTATTAATTCTCAGCCTGGCTACCGGGCTTCCGTGGGTACCGCGGTCCTGGGCCAGATACCACTTCTGACCCCTCCTCCGGCAGGAACTCCGGGAGCCGTGACCGTCACGGCCCTCGACCAGGGAACCTTTGGAATCTGCACCACCGAAGGGGCTCTGAATGGTCGCATCAAGATTGACGCCTATCGATTTTTCAAGGCCGTGACCAACAACAGCGTCCTGCTCCAACTCGGAACCGGCGCCCAGCCTACTCAACCCAGCACCGGCCTCCCGGCTCCACAGGTTCTGACTTTCTTGTCCGGTGGCTCCAAGGGTGGAACCACTGCGGCTAACTTCCAGACTGCCATCGACGCCCTTCAAGCCGTCCGAGGTAATTTCGTCGTGCCTCTCATCAGCCGCGACGCTATCCTGGACATTGCCGACGGACTCACGGAGTCCACCAGCACCTATACTATTACTGCGGCTAACGCGTACGTGAACACGCACGTGCTGCAGATGAGTACCTTGAAGCGCCGCCGGAACCGTCAGGCATTCCTCAGTAACGAGGATAGCTTCGCTAATCAGCAGCTGGCCGCGGCTAACATCGCCAGTTTCAGGGCGAGCATGAACTTCCAAGACTTCAAACAGGTTAGCGCCACGGGCCAGATTGTGCAATTCCAGCCCTGGATGGGAGCCTGTCTGGCCGCGGGGATGCAAGCCGCGGGCTTCCGAAGACTCATTGTTAACAAGCAAATCAATACCTCCGGCGTGGTTCAACGAGCTGGGGACTTCAATGACAAGAACGATACCCAGGTAGAGACCGCGCTTCAGTCCGGACTGCTCCCGGCCCGAAGGTCTCTGACCGGGGGTTTTACCTGGATTTCAGACCAGACTACCTACGGGAAGGACGACAACTTCGTCTTTAATAGCATCCAGGCCGTGTATATCGCCGACATCGTGGCTCTCACCACCGCTCAGCAAATGGAAGCCCAGGTCGTGGGCCAGTCCGTCGCGGATATCAGCGCCCCGCTGGCTCTGTCCATGCTCGAATCCATCATGGCTAACTTCTTGCGCCTGAAACTCATTGCCCCCAGTGACGATGCCCTCAAGGGCTTCAAGAACGCAGTGGTTTCTATCGTCGGCGGCAAAGCCCTCAAGGTTGACGTGGAAATCAAGCTTGCCACGGGCATCTACTTTGTTCCGATTTCGTTCCTGGTTAGCCCCGTATCTCAAACAGCTGGGACAACCAGCACGCCCAGTCAATAATGTTTATTTACGGCCTATTCAGTCCCAGCGGTGAATTGAGATACGTAGGAAAGACTCTACGTACTTTAGGTCGGAGACTACACCAACATTTCTGGGCTTGTTCATTGGCAAAAGACAATCATCGAAATTCGTGGCTGAAAAGTTTACTCGCCCAGGGTCAAAGACCGGAAATCCAGCTGATTCAGAAGCTGAACACGGTTTCTGACTTGAATGAAGCCGAAAAATATTGGATTGGATTCTTCCGAAGCCAAGGCTGCGACCTCGTCAACGGTACTAACGGTGGGGATGGCGGGGCCACAATGACCGGTAAAATTGGTTATTGGCGAGGAAAGAAATTCTCGGCTGAACACAGGCAAGCGATTTCTGAAGGACTGGCTCGTATAGGATGGTCTGAGTCTTTAACGGGAAGAAAATGTGCCTCAGAATCTGTACGGAAGATGAAGCATAACATGCCTCATCGAAGGCCAGTTGTGGATGAAAACGGAAACATTTATCAAAGTGTTCGAGAAGCGGCGAGAGTTGTGGGGGCTAGTTCCAAAACTTTGATTAGTAGAGCGGCTCAACGTGAAGGAAGCTCTTGTGGTCGTTCTTGGAAATTTTTCAAGGAAGTGAGGTAATTTATGGCCGCTCCCAAAGTGTTACACGGCGCCCGGGCCCAGCTGATGATAGTGGACCCTAACTCGGGTGACAGTAAGCCCGTGGGCATCTTTAACAACGTCAGTTACTCGCTTGTCTATGATACTCAGCCAGCCTTCATCTTGGGACGATTCAGTCCCGCGGAGATTGGCTACACGGCTCAGGAGCCGATTCAGATTACCGCCACTGGTTGGCGGGTGGTAAACGCGGGTCCGCATCGAGTCGGCAAGGTACCCAGACTCCAAGACCTAATTCGTCACGAATATATCGAGTTGGCACTCTTCGACCGTCAGACCAATCAACGCGTAGCCAAGGTTCACTCGGTTAGACCCACTGGGTATAGTACAACAGTAACTTCTCGACAATTAGAGGAAATAACTGTAACGTTCACCGGTCTTCTCTTGGACGACGAAGATACGGACAATGTCGAGACAGCAGGCGCATCCGACCTGCCGTAACCGTAAACTTGACCGTTACAAATCACGGTTACGGTTACTGTGATTTCCCCCGACCAGCAACAACAGTTGAACTATGGTATAATGGCCTCCTAAACTCAAAGGAGGTTGAAATGCCAACAGTACCAACTTGTCATCCTGACCGAAAACATTATGGAAAGAGTCTTTGTCGGCTGTGCTGGGACGCTAAATGGCGAGCAGAGCATCCGGATTATGGACGTGAAAAAACACGTCTTTCTCGTCAACGGAGAGCCGAAGGGTTAACGCAACCGCGGATACCTCGTCGAGTTCCTGATTGTCACCCGGACCAAAAGCACTACGGGAAGGGATTATGCAAACGCTGTTACGATGCCCAACAGCAAAAAGAACATCCGGAATGGGGCCAAAGGAAGTCGGCCCGTTACCGTGAACGTCATCCTGATAAGGTTCAGCAGGCTCAAATCAGTTGGAAAATTCGAAATCCCGACAAAGTAACCGCCGACCAAAAACGGCAGCGAATGCGACGCTACGGCATCACCCTCGAAGACCGAGAGAACATGCTCAAGGTCCAGGACAACAAATGCGCTGCTTGTCAGGCGGTCTTGACCCCGGACAATATCAACGTTGACCACAAGCACGTCGAGGGCTTTGAAGACCTGTCCTTCGAAGAAAAAAGGAGGCACGTCCGAGGCCTGCCTTGCGATGGTTGCAATAAGGCCCTCGGATTCGCCAACGACGATATTGACCGATTCTTAAGACTTATTAACTACCTTCGGTCCCCACCTGGCGTCCCAGACTATTCAAGCACTCTGTTACCACAGTCTCCCATCAGCAATGGCTTCAACGGCCCTACCAAGGTCTGCCAGGGTCTGACCCGAGCCAAAGAGACAATGGACTTGGTTATTGTTTAGCTGCAGGGCCCGCTGGGCTTCTTTTCGGATGTCCTGTCCCTGATGCCAGCCACCCCCGTCTATCTCACTCCTGTAGCGCCCCTCTTTATATCTTCGGGGTTCTTTTTTATTCCAGAGCGCCAACGCCCAGCCGGCAAAACAACAGGCGCTGTTGCAGTCCGCGAGATAGCTACCCTGGTTGTGAAGCTCGGGGTGAGCTTCGAGGTGGGCCAGGGTTGCCAGCAATAGGGGAATGTTGGCTCTAATCATGGGGTTTCCTCGGTCCCGGGTCAAGGGGATATCTGACTTCATGGTTTGTGACAGCATTCCGGACCACGGCCTGGACCCAGGCGTAAAGACTTGGGTCGTGGATTGCAATAAAGTCGCAGGTCCGGCATTGGTTCTCTTGTCCTCCGGCAACCCAGGCCAAGAAGTTCTTGAAATTCATCCAGGCCCCGCAGACCCCGCAGCGGCGCTCGTAGGGTTCTTCTGCGTAGGCTCTCCAGCGCTCCAGGGTCTGAGCCGCGAATTCCTTTGACGAAGAGCAGTCGTGCTCAACACCAGCTGCTGGGTAAGTTCCACAGATTGGGCACTGAAATTCGGATTGAACAGACATCACCACTCCATGGTCTTCAGAGAAATGCTACCTGCGTGGCCATCGGGCCCGACACCAATGACAAAGACTTAGCACGTATCGGCCCCGGCCGTCAACGCTTGTCTCTCGGACTACCATCGAGGGGTCCAACTGTGTCAGGTCCTGGGCGCAGATATAGCAACTATGCCAGACGCCTGGTATTAGCGGATTGGGACCTTCGGGGTTTACTAGGACGTCGGCTTCCTTTGTGTCTAAGGTCTGGTGCATGAATTTCCGTTTCCAGTCATCAATGGCTCTGCTGTCCACCGTTAGGTTGGTCAAAATAAAGTTTCGCATCGTTGTTTTCTTCTCCGCGGATTTTCTTGAGTTCGTCGAAGACTTCTCTTACCGTGACCGGCAAGAAATTCACATCCGGTTTGAAAGCATTCGTAACCCATCTCTCAAGATTCCTCAATGCTCGGTTCTCTAGCACGTACCGGGTCCCGTCGGCCTGAATCTGAGTCCGCTGGGCCTCTACTTCTTCGAGGCGGGCGCGAAGCTTGGCGGACTTGAGTTCGACGGTATCGACCTCGTTTTTGAGACGGTGGTTTTCGCGCCGAAGCGCCGTGATAGCATCTAGAAGCTCTCGAACCTCTTCTGGTAGGGCCCCGCGTTCAGTTATGGGTCGCTGTTTAAAGCCGAAGGCTTGGGGCTTCGTACTACTCATCAGGGTATCCCCAGCCCGTGTCCGAGAAATTTATTGACAAAGGCGTAATCCTCGGACCAGATTGCGTACTCTAAGAAAGTGTTTAGGGTCAAGAGTTTTGTTTCATGACCTGTCTTCGGGTCTCGGGCGAAGACCGTGACTTCTGCCTCGCCCTCATTACTACGGACCCGTGCCTGGAGCCCGTTCTTGTCGCAGTAGTCCAGGATTTCCTGGGAGCTGGGCCTTTGCACCCTGAAGGGGTCCTCGGGAGTTCCAGCGCCGATGATGCGGCCGGGATTTATCAGCTGTTGGCCCCGGAGCCAGTCTGTGCAGGCCCTGCAGTT